CAAAGAACTTATCTTGTCAATCGCACAGCATTTGAGGTTGCCAAGTAAGTCGTGATGCCTTCGGGGTCACGTATTTTAACTTGCTTAATAGGAGAAATGTATGACACGTATTTCATTTGGACCTTTGTTCCATCAAACACTTGGTTTTGAAAACTTTATTCGTGATGTTGAGAAAATTCTTGATAGTGAAATCAAACCATCAACTTTCCCACCACACAACATCATCAAAGCAGATGACAATAAGTATGTTGTAGAACTTGCCGTTGCAGGTTTTGCTAAAGATGAAATTGATGTTCAAGTTCAAGAGGGTAACTTGACTATCAGAGGTGAGAAGAAAGATAAAGATGATTCGACATATCTACATCATGGTATCGGTACTCGTTCTTTTACCAAAGTAATCACAATCGCAGACACCATCGAAGTTAAGGGTGCTGAAATCAAAGACGGTATTCTACGTGTAGGACTTGAGAATGTAGTTCCAGAACACAAGAAACCACGCAAGATTGAAATTGGTAATGAGTTCTTTTTAAACCGTGTAGGTTTTTATAATAAAGAACCTCAACTTCTACAAGAGCAGCAACACATGGATCGTGCTCAAGCAGAAAATATACGTTCAACTTGGGCGGATAATCTAGCATCATAAACGGTGGGGCGTAATGCCCCACTTATTAAAAGGTATATTATGGATAGAAATATAGAATCATATCTAAAAGTTTATCAGGTACTTTCTGAAGAAGAATGTATCAAATCAGTCAATGCTCTGGAAGAAAAAGATAAAGAATTCCAGACACATCAATTTTATAATGTCCAAAGCAATAGTTACCACTCATATGATCATGAACTTTCAATAGCATATTCCAAAATTGAAACAAAAGATTTGATTATGCAAAAGATTTGGGATACACTAAAAAAATATATTTCAGATGTTGATTGTCCATGGTTCAGAAGTTGGAATGGATATTCAGAAGTTCGTTTCAATCGCTATCGTACCGATACACAGATGGCACTTCATTGCGACCACATTCATTCCATGTTTGATGGTACTCGTAAAGGTGTTCCTACATTAAGCATTCTTGGTTGTTTGAATAATGACTACAAAGGTGGTGAACTCGTATTCTGGAAAGATAAAGTTGTTGAACTAAAAGCAGGTGAGATTATGATATTTCCTTCAAACTTTTTATATCCACATGAGGTCAAACTGGTGACTGAAGGCACCAGGTACTCATATGTTTCTTGGGCATGGTAATGAAACCTAATTCTAATTTTAAAATGAATAAACCATTGAAGGTCATGCTGGCCAATATGGATCCTGAACACAAAAAAATCTATCGTGATGCTATGGTGTCAGCAATCATTGCACCAAAGATCGAATTCAAAAAGAAGAAGGAGACACCAAGTGAATGACATTTTAATGGGATTACACTTTCATAAACCTTTTCCTTTCAACTTCAAATCTAGTTGGATAAAAGCAACCTATGCTGGTGAGAAAGCACCTTATGGTTGGCATCCTCCTACTGATGATGAATATATCAATACCACAAGACAACTGAGTATTCATGAATATGCACATCATTATTCACGGGTTAGCGAAACTGAGTTTCTAAGAGCAATGGGTGTTCTTGCAACTGAATATTATCTGTGGAAGTATGGTAAAGCAGATTATATAGGAGCAGGAAGTTATCGTCGGTACCTATTACTTGATGATACTATGCCACAAACAGCACCTAAAGTTGTTATGGAAGCAAATCAAACAACTGCGGATTATTTGTCCTCAGATGCAATGAAAGATACCGCATTAAAACTGCTTGAGAAGCATGATTTAATTACAAACCTTCCTATCACTTTATCAGGTAAAGACATCGAATCACAATATCTCGAATCTCAACCATATGAGTATTGGAACTTGTTCATTCAAGGAATCATGGAACTGTTTCCAGACTATCGTAATAAAATTGATTGGTTCAAAGGTAACACGATAAACTTTGAAACATCTTATATTATGCGTAAACAGATGTTCAAGAAATACATAAGTGAATTTTTTGAATTGTTGGAATACATTTGGACTCATACCGATAAAACGTATCCAATAGAACCAACAACATCTGAACCATTTCCTTGGCGTTATCCTGGATTCTTAGGTGAAAGATTCTTCCCGTTCTTTGTGTATGCAAACGGTTTGAATCCTGCATACGTACCACTGGTACTGGTAGAATAAAATTTCATTTTCGAATTCGAAATAGTTGCCGAAGAAAATCGTCAAAATGCTATACGTGAAGTGAGCACTTACTTATAATATGAAAACTAAATTTATTAAAGCACACATGCAAGCGGCAGAGGTTTATGCTGAATTATCATCAGCAACTAGACTTCATGTCGGTTGCGTAGTCGTAAAAGACAATACCATCATAGGTATCGGGTATAATGGTATGCCAAGCGGTTGGAGCAATAACTGTGAAGATACTGAATATATCTTGAAAGACGAATGTCATGCTACTCCAGAATGGTTGATTGAGCACGGTTTTACCGAAACTGCTCACGGTTGGACAAGAAAAAGAACCAGGCGTGAAGTGCTTCATGCAGAAACCAATGCTCTGGCAAAGATTGCTCGATCTACCAATTCTTCTGAAGGTGCAACACTATTTGTTACCCACGAACCATGCTTAGATTGTGCCAAACTCATACATCAATCGGGAATAAAGGAAGTATATTACCGTAATGCATATCCACGTTCTAATGGCGGTGAAGAATTTCTAAAAAAATGCGGTATAAATGTGTATAAACTTGACAAAGAATGAAGGTCTTGATATACTGTCTATAGTCTTAATTTTACGGAGTTTACATGATTAGTACCACAAAAGTAGCAAAGCAAATCGTTGAAACAAATTCAAAATATCCTAAAGCATATAAGTATGATTTGTTTTTGCGTGAATTCGACAGCAAGGTTGAGTTAGTTGGCCTTGTTGATGATCCTACATATGACATTACCGACTTTCGTGGTCGTGAGATGTTATTTCCTAAAAAATGGGTGACTATTGATGTCCTCGAATCTTCTATGAAAGTGTCCATATGAGTCAAATAAAATGCGTAACATTTAAAACACAACAAACAATTCTCTGCACATTGGATTATACTGATGAATATGATCTGAACATAAAAAATCCAGTTCAGATAATTTCTGTTCCACCACAAAGTAATAAAGACCAAGGTGGTATTGGGTTTGCACCTTATCTTGCATTTGCTGAAGAGTTTGTAACTGGTATTGTAATTAAAAAAGAAGATGTAATTTGCGTAACCACACCAGTGATTGATATAGTAAATCAATACAATAAAATGTTTGGCAGTGGTATTGAAATTGCACCCGCTGGTTTAAGACTATAACGAAAACTATGAATGAGTAAATATTACACAAATGTTGTTCTGCAAGGCAATCATGTCTTGTTTCGTGGTGTAAGTAATGGTCGGAGAGTAAAAGAGAAAATATCTTACTCTCCGACGTTATTTTTGCCTGCTAAGAAACCCACACAATATAAAACGTTGTTTAATGAACCTCTTGAACCAATGACATTCGAGAATGTTCGTGAGGCACGTGACTTTGTTAAGAGGTATGGAGATGTTTCGAATTTCAAGATTTATGGTAATACACGTTATGAATATGCCTTTATCGGCGACAATCATAGAGGCGTTATTGATTGGGATATTTCTCACCTATCAATTGCTATAATCGATATTGAGGTTGGTTCAGAGAATGGTTTTCCTGATCCACACAGAGCAACTGAACCAATCACTGCTATTGCTGTTCGTCAATTGAATGGTGGCACTACTGTGTATGGTTGTGGTAAGTTTGATAATCAAAATGAATCTGTTAATTATGTAGAGTGTCGTGATGAAATCGATCTTTGTAAAAAGTTCCTTGTTGATTGGTCAGATAACTATCCTGATATCATCTCTGGTTGGAATATCAAGTTTTTTGATATACCTTATCTTATCAATAGGTTTTCACGTTTACTTGGCGAGGATAGCGTAAAGAAACTTTCTCCTTGGGGAAATACATTTACACGAAATGCTACTTTCAAAGGTAAAGAGCAGATCATACATGAAATTGTAGGTATTTCTGCATTAGATTATATTGAACTGTATCGTGGTTATGCACCTGGGGGCAACTCACAAGAATCGTATAAGTTAGATTCAATTGCCAACGTAGAACTTGGTGAAACAAAACTATCGTATGACGAGTATGATAATCTTCACCAATTATACAAACTCAACTATCAAAAGTTTATCGAGTACAACATCAAAGACGTTGACTTGGTTGTTCAACTTGAAGATAAGTTGAAGTTGATTGAGTTGGTAATTACTTTGGCATATGATACCAAAACAAATTATGAAGATGTATTTGCTCAAACTAGGATGTGGGATGCATTGATCTATAATCATCTTATAGAGAAGAAGATTGTTATTCCACCTAGGACTGTGCAGAAGAAAAACGAAGCATTTGAAGGCGCATATGTCAAAGATCCACAAATTGGTATGCATGACTGGGTTGCATCGTTTGACTTGAATTCTCTGTATCCACATTTGATTATTCAATACAATATCTCACCAGAAACATTAATTGAACATGACGATTATACAGAGAATATGGTATCACTTGCATCAGAAGCAAATGTGGACAAACTATTGAATAAACGATTGGATACCAGTGAACTGAAAGATGTTACCATCACTCCAAATGGTCAATTCTTTCATACAACTGAACAAGGTTTTCTGCCACAGATGATGGTAGAGATGTATGAAGATCGAAAGAAGTTCAAAAAGTTGATGCTGAAGTCGCAGCAAGACTATGAGAATGAAAGTAATCCAACAAAGAAGTTTGAAATTGAAAAACTGATTGCACGTTATAATAATCTACAGTTGGCAAAGAAAGTTACTTTGAACTCCGCTTATGGTGCCATGGGTTCACAATATTTTAGATTCTATGATTTGCGTATAGCACTTGCTGTTACTACTGCTGGTCAGTTGTCTATTCGTTGGATTGAAAACAAATTAAATGAATATCTAAACAAATTATTAAAAACTGAAAAAGATTATGTTATCGCCTCTGACACAGATTCGATTTATCTCAACCTTGGCCCGTTGGTTAATAGCGTCTACAAAAAAGGAAAGGAAACTTCAGCAATTATTTCCTTCATGGACAAGGTCTGTGAAGATAAAATTCAACCGTTTATTGATGAGAGTTATAAAGAACTTGCTGAATATGTACATGCGTATGACCAAAAGATGATTATGAAACGTGAAGGTCTTTCAGATAAAGGTATCTGGACTGCCAAGAAACGTTACATTCTCAATGTGTACAATAATGAAGGTGTTCAGTATAACGAACCTCATCTGAAGGTAATGGGCCTTGAGATGGTCAAGTCTTCCACACCTGCTGTTGTACGTGAGAAGATGCGCCAACTCATTAAATTGATTGTTACTACAGATGAACTAACGGTGCAGAATTTTATTGCGAAATTCAAAGAAGAGTTTAATTCATTACCTGCTGAAGAGATATCTTTTCCTCGAGGCATGAACGGATTAAAAGAATATTCCGACTCTGCTACACTATATAAAAAGGGCACACCGATTCATGTTAAGGGTGCGATACTTTATAACCATTTTCTAAAACAACATGGTCTGACGACTAAGTATCCATTAATTCAAGAAGGTGAAAAGATTAAATTCACTTATCTGAAAACGCCAAATCCCTTCAAAGATGCGGTGGTATCTTATCCATCAAGATTGCCAAAAGAATTTGGTCTGCAAAGTTATATTGATTATGATATGCAGTTTGAGAAAACATTCCTTGATCCAATTAAAATTATTCTTGTTTCTATTGGATGGGAAACTGAAAAACAATCTACACTAGAAAGTTTTTTTGGATGAAAAACATACGCATAATTAAAAATGGCATTAA